GCCGTGGCACCAATCTTAGAATCTTGGCCCTGTCAGTATTGGTGCTCCTTGCCCTGTGGATCCCTACGACCATCTGGCACTGGCTAGATGCGGAGGGTACGTGGTACGAGCTACCGCTATTCCTCTCGCTGTTCCTCCTGGGCTTCGCCCTCGTATCTGCGGGCGTCTACTCTCTGCTCAATTGGTACGATAAGCTGAAGGAAATTGCTGATCGCAGACAATGAACAGAGCAGCCCGCATCATCCTCTCCCTGCTGGCCTGGATCCTACTGCCCCTAGCCGCCTGGACCATTCCCGCGCCACCGGCGCACTATCCGCCCCCGACGTGGGGCTGTGGAGGATTCAACAGATGATGTACCGCAAGAAGCCCGTCACCATCGAAGCATTCCAAATGACCAAGGAGCGCCGGTGGGACAACTCCGAATGGCCGAACTGGCTGCACGAGGCATGGAACAGCGACCCCGGCGAGGGCGCCATGTGGATCGACCCAGACGACCCGGCGCGCGAGCGTCTCGTCTGTGGTACGCTAGAGGGCGTCCACCGCATCGACTGGAACGACTGGATCATCCGGGGCGTCAAGGGCGAGATTTACCCCTGCAAGCCGGATATCTTCGAGCGGACCTATGAGCCAATCAGGCCGTTGCATGCTGCCGCAGGCGAGATTTTTGAGCGGGAGCGCGTGGCCGATCCGCCAGAGGTGTGACACGAGGAGGCCTGAGCCATGCTCATCCGTGACTACGAAACCACCATCATCCCCGACACCACAATCCACGTGGTCTGCGACATCACCCCCGCCGACCCCGGGCGCATGAGCGGCCCGCCCGAGCTGTGCTACCCGCCCGAGCCGGCCGAGGTCGAGATCGTCGAGGCGTGGGTGGCTGGCGCGAACGGCACGCGCCACTACCTCGACCCCGAGGCCGTGTACGCCATGATCGGTGACGAGGCAGCCGTCGCCGAGTGGATGGATCAGGTTGCCGAGGAGGCCGACGACGAGATGGCGGCGCGGGCCGCTGAGGCGCAGGCGGATCGTTTCGAGTGGCTGGGCGAGGCGGGTTGACAGCCACCCCGCCTCGCAGTAAAGTACCTCCCGAAGCGAGAGGAGAAAAGACAATGCCCAAGGGTTCATCCCATCGCTCGAAGGAAAGCACACGCATCCTCATCGTGGGCGACCCAGGCGCCGGCAAGACCTGCGCCTACGGGTCGCTCCTTGCGCACGGCCAGCGCCTGTTCGTGTGCGACTTCGACGACAACCTCGACCCCATCTTCAAACTGGTCCCCAAGGAGTTCCACGACAACCTCATCTACGAGACCCTCGTGGACAAGGTGCGCTTCGACAAGGAGGGCAATCCGACGGTTGAGGGGCGCCCGACGGCCTTCGCCGGCTTCGTCAAGCTGGTGAAGTCGTGGGTGGACAGCGAGACGGGCGAGGACTACGGCCCGCCCGAGTCCTGGGGGCCGAACGACTGGCTGGTCATCGACCCGCTCACGTCGTTCAGCCACGCAGCGATGTGGCACACCCTGCACAAGGCGGGCCGCCTCGGCACCTCCATGAAGGGCGGCCGGCCGCGCCGCCTCAAGGATTGGGGCGTGGCCATCGACAAGGTGGAGGGGGCCATCCAGATGCTCCGCTCCCTTCCCATCAACATGATCGTGACGGCCCACTTGATGCGGCTGTCGCAGGACGAGATCGAGGACGACGAGGAGAGCGGCGGCGCCAGCGGCAAGCCGGCGGCCGCGCGCAAGCTCCCCGACAACCTCTTGATGCGCTACCCGGCGACCCTCGGCCAGAAGCTCCCGCCGCGCATCGGCGGCTACTTCTCCGTGGTGTTGCAGGCGAAGCGCGTCGGCAAGGGCCAAGCGGCCCGGCGCGTCCTGGCCACCGTGCCGGACGACGACGTGGACGTGAAGGTGCCCGTACCCCCGAAGTCCCTCCCGGTGGAGGTGCCAGCGGACTCCCTCTGGACCATCGTGGAGGCCCTCAGAAAGTAGCGGCACGCGCCGCGCTCATCGACAACTGGAGGTAAAAGCCTATGGCTGATCTCAGCACACTGCTCGGCTCCTCGTGGGAGGACGTGGACATCCCCGAGGTTCCGGAGGGCACCTGGAAGGGCGAGCTGGTCCGCATCGCCATCGACGACGAGGACCGCGAGGACCGCAAGGGCCGCACCTACCGCATGGTCCGCTTCTCCATCCGGCCGCGCGAGCCGCAGGAAGACGTGGACCCGAACGAGGCCCAGGCGTTCTTGGAGGCGGACCCCGACGGCGAGACCATCGTCACCCGGCGGGACTTCATCTACGGCAAGCGCGACCTCAACCGCGTCCGGCACATGCTGGAGCAGATCGGCATCCCGCTGGAAGGGCGCAACATCGGCGAGACCATCGACGAGTACGATGGCGGGTTCGAGGTGCTGGTCGAGGTCGAGCACGAGGAGTACGAGGGCGAGACCCGCGCGCAGGCGCGCGCCATCGCCCCGGCCGCCTGAGTGCAAGAAGGGACGGCGGCCGACAGGCCGCGCAGAGGCGGGCAGTCGGTCGCCGTTCCGAGGAGGTGAGGGATGAAGGAGAGCGGGAAGAAGCGCCGAGAGTTCCCGGTGAGCCATCGCCTGGCGGGTCTCGCGGCGCAGCTCGGCAACTTGGCGCGGGACGACTCCATCGCGCCGACCGCGCAGGTGCGCCTGCGCCAGGCGCGTGAGATGGTGCTGGCGGCAATGCGCTTGGAGGCTGGGCGCTCGTGACGCGAACCGTCCCCAACGAGTGGCCTCGGGAGCTGCCCGCCCGCATCGCGCTGGTGGGCGAGGCGCCGGGGGACTTGGAGGAGGTGAAGGGTCGCCCCTTCGTCGGGCCGGCCGGCCGCCTCCTGAACGGCATCCTGCACGCTGCCGACGTGAGCCGCTGGGACTGCTTCGTCGGCAACGTGTTCTCCTTCAAGCTGCCGCGCAACGACGTGAAGCGGATCAGCAAGCCGCGGCGCGTCGTCCAAGCGGAGCTGGAGGAGTGCGAGGGCAGCACGTGGCACGAGTGGTCGCGCATCGCGATAGACTCAGGAGCCTACATCCCACCGGAGCTGGTCGAGGAGGTGCTGCCCGCCCTCGCCGCCGACTTGGAGAAGGCTGCGCCGCGCTGCGTGGTGGCCCTCGGGGCGACGGCCATCTGGGCGCTGCTGCGCATCGCGCCGAGCGGCAAGGTGGCCAAGATCCGCGGGACGGTCCACGATTGCGTGCTCGTGCCGGGCCTCAAGGTCATCCCCACCTACCACCCGGCGAGCGTCCTCCACGGCAACCCGCACCACCGCACCTTCATCTGGGCGGACATTGCCCGGGCCGCGAGTGGCGAGCTGGAGGCGGCGCCCTCGCCCGAGATCACCGTGGCGCAGTCGCCCGAGCAGGTGCGCCAGTGGCTGAGAGAGCACGTGCAGCCGGGCGGGCTGGTGGCCGTGGACATCGAGACGGCGAAGGGGGAGATCGACTGCATCGGCTTCGCGCCCTCGGCGGCGCGCGCCCTCGTGGTCCCGTTCACCATCCTCCCGCGCGGCACCTCCTACTGGCGCACGGCCGAGGAGGAGCTGGAGGCGCGGCTCGCCATCGGCGAGTTCCTCACCAACCCCGCCTTCCACAAGGTGCTCCAGAACGGCGCCTACGACGTACACTGGCTGTGGGAGCACTGGCGCGTGCAGGTGCGCGGCTGGGTGGACGACACCCGCCTCATGCACCACGCCCTGTTCCCCGAGCTGAAGAAGGATTTGGCGACCCTCGGCTCGCTCTACACCAACTTCCCCTCGTGGAAGCTGATGCGCGGGGCGGGGGCCTCAACAGGCAAGAGGGACGAGTGATGCCCTACATCCCCAAGACGAAGCGAGCGATGCTGGAGCCCCGCCCCGAGGCGGCGGCGCGCGTCGCCGGCGAGCTGTCGTTCCAGGTGGCGCGCCTCTGCGTCCAGTACGTCAAGACGTGCGGACGCTCATACATCACCTTCGCCGAGGTGCTCGGCGCACTCGAAAGCACCAAGGCCGAGTTCTTCCGGCGCGTGGTCGCCCCCTACGAGAATGGCAAGCGCCGCCAGGCGGGCGACGTGTTCGAGGATCTGGGCGATGGCTAAGCCCCTTATCTACCTCGCCACCCCCTACAGCCATCCGAGTCCGCGCGTGCGTGAGCTGCGCTTCCGCGCCTCGGCGCGCATCGCCGGCGAGCTGATGAAGATGGGCTGGCGGGTGTTCGCCCCCATCGCCATGACCGTGCCCATTGAGGAGGAGATTGGCAACCACCTGATGGACTGGTGGCTGGAGCACGACTACGCCTTCGCCACGAACTGCAGTCTGCTGGTGGTGGGGCAGCTCCCCGGCTGGGACAAGAGCATCGGGGTGAAGCACGAGATCGTGTGGTTCAAGAAGATGCGCAAGCCCATCGCCTACTACGACGTGCAGTGGATGTTTGAGGATATGGAGTGGCAACTGCTGCTCCGCGAGGCGGAGGAGGACGAGTGATGGCCGAGCGAGCGATGCGCCACGACGCGGGCAAGCCCCAGCTCCACTACCTGGACACCTTCCCCCACGCCCTGCGCGAGGTGGCCCGCGTGTTCGAGTACGGCGCCAAGAAGTACGCTCCCTACAACTACCTCAAGGGTGCGCCCTACAGCGAGTCCTACAGCGCGGCGCGCCGGCACATGCTCGCCTCCATGAGCCGCGTGGAGTACGACTCCGAGGCGAAGAAGGCCGGCTTCGAGATCGACCACCTCGCCTTCGCCGCCTGGAACATCCTGCGCCTGCTGGAGGAGAAGATCATGCCGCGGCCTGGGACGGTGGATGATCGGCCGCCCGATCAGGCGCCCTCGCCTCCCGAGGGCAAGGTGGCGCCGCTGCGGAGGGCGAAGTGATGGGCAAGAAGGCTGAGCAGAAGGTGCACAAGCTGCGCCATGAGCTGGAGAGCGTGCGTGGGGCACTCGGCGTGCTCAACGCCCAACTGTGGAAGGAGCGCGTCGCTCGGCGCGCGCTGGAAGTGCGCCTGGACCGCATCGAGGCGACCGTGGCGCAGTTCGCTGAGTGGATGGAGAGACTGGAGGACTGAGCGATGCACGCTTTCCAGAAGGCCCGAAGCGGCCCCGGCGACGAGTGGGAGACTCCCGACTGGCTGTTCAACGCCTGCGTCCGGCGCTTCGGCGAGTTCAACCTCGACGTGTGCGCCACCGAGGCGAACACAAAGTGTCGGCAGTTCTTCAGCCCTGCCGACGATTCGCTCGTGCTGCCGTGGTACGGGCGGTGCTGGATGAACCCGCCCTACAGCGCGCCGGAGCGATGGATCTCCAAGGCCATCGAGGAGACGTGGGGCGCCAGCACGCGCCTGTGCGAGGTGGTCGCCCTCCTGCCCTCCGACACCTCGACGCGCTGGTTCCACGAGGCGGTGTTCCCACACGCCCTCTCCATCTCCTTCCTGCGCCCGCGGGTGCGCTTCGTCGGCGCCGCGGGAAGCCCGCCATTCGGCTCGATGGTGGTGCTGTTCGGCTCGCGCTGGCGCCAGACGGCCAGCCCGATGGTGCGGGTGTGGGATCTGCGGGAGGAGGCCAAGGCATGAGCGAGATGGACGCCATCGGCCTGATCGTGGTGGGGCTGATTGCCCTGCTGTTCGTGCTGGAGGCGCTGGACTGATGCACATCCCGCCCGCCGCCGAGCGCCGCTGGACCTACAACGGCCTCGACTGCTGCGTCACCTGGGAGGTCGCCCGCGCCCTCGCGCCCAAGCTCGACGCCGACGCAACCGCAACGCGCGTCTACCGCGCCGAGAAGGCCATCCAAGCGGCCTTCCTCGCCGTCCAGCTCCGAGGCATCCGCCTCGACCAGCGCGAGCGCAAGATCAAGCTCAAGGAGCTGCGCGCCGACGTGCGCCGCTGCATCGAGGAGGCCGAGCGCCTGGCCGGCGTGAAGCTGTCGGGCGAGAAGGCCATCTCCACCGCCAAGCTGCGCGACTGGCTGTACGAGGAGCTGCGGATGCGCCCCCAGCGGGGCAAGAGCGGCGGCCTCGGCACCGACGAGAAGGTGCTGCGGCGCTTCGAGAAGCGCGCGGTCGCCGTGGACGATCCGGCCGCCGACCGCAAGGAGATCCGGCGGCGCAAGGACGTGGCCGCCGAGGTGTGCCGCTTGGTGCGGGAGTCGCGCGAGCACGGGAAGCTGCTGGCGGCGCTCGGCGCGCGGGCGCGCAGCGACCGGATGCGCGGCAGCATCAACGTCGGCGCGACGGAGACGTTCCGGGCCAGCTCCTCCAGCACCCCGCTGGGCGACGGCACCAACCTCCAGAACCAGACGAAGCGCCTGCGCTCGATGTACATCCCCGACCCGGGCTACACGATGGCGCAGGGCGACCAGGAGCGGGCCGAGTCGCGCGCGGTCGCCTACCTCTCCGGCGACGAGGGCTACATCCGCGCCCACGAGGAGGGCAACACCCACCTCATCGTCGCGCGGATGCTGTGGCCGGAGGCCGGCTGGTCGGGGGACGACGAGGCCGACCTCGCGCTGGCGAAGGAGCCCAACTTCATCCGGCACTGGTCGCGCTACGACGTGAGCAAGCGCATCCAGCACGGCTCGAACTACGTGGGCAGCCCGCACGGCCTCGCGCGCGAGACGGGCCTGCCGGTGCAAGCGGTGCAGGAGGCGCAGGAACGCTACTTCGCCGCCTTCCCGCGCATCCGCAAGTGGCACGAAACGATTCGCGAGCAGCTTGCATCGACGGGCTGCATCGACCTGCTCGGCTACCGCCGACAGTTCTTCGCCAACCCGCACGACCCCTCCACGCTGAAGGAGGCGGTCGCCCACCTGCCCCAGAGCCTCATCGCCTGGACCAATCACATCGTCTTTGTGCGGTTGTGGCGGGAGCTGGACTCGACCGACTTCCAGCTCCTCATGCACACGCACGACGGCGTGCTCCTCCAGTTCAGAGGGGAGTGGTCGGAGTGGGAGCCTCGCGTGCTGGCGATGTGCCGCGTCGAGTGGCACATCAACGGGCGCGTGATGGTCATCCCGTGGGAATGGAAAGTCGGCAGCAACTGGAAGGAGGTCTCATGACCAAGAAAGCCCTGATCATCGACAAGGTGGAGCGCGTGGTCACGCGCTCGGCGACGCCCATCACGTCCCGGGCGGTGGCCGAGCAGGTGGGCATCACGCCCGGCGCGGCGAAGGAGATGCTGCGGCGCCTCCAGCGTGCCAAGCGCATCGGCTTCGCCGGGACGGTTCGCGCCCACGGCAGTCGGCGCCCGCACAACATGTACCAGCGGGTGTAGCATGAGCGCGCGCAGCCGCATCCTCGATGCGCTCGCTGCCCGAGGCACGTTGACGGCCGCCGAGGCGGAATCCCTCCTCGGCGTGCCGCTGCCCTCCGCGCGGCGGGCGCTGGGCGACCTCAAGCGGCTGGGGAAGGTGGTGGCGGCGCGCTCGGGCCGCATGTACGTCTACGCCCTGCGGGGCAAGGAGGACGCCCTCCGCGCCCGCGAGACGCCGCTGGACGCCGAGCGCATCATCAAGGACTTGCGTGCCGAGCTGGCGCGCCTGCGAACGCAGGAGGTCGATGCCGCCTGGGTGCGCCGAGCCATCGGGCACCTCACCGACATCGACTATGCCATCCCGGAGTGGGTGGCCGCGCAGCCGAAGGCCCACGCGCCCGGCACGCCGGTCCTGGTACTGTCCGACCTCCATTGGGGCGAGCGCGTGGACAGCGCCGAGATGGGCGGCCTCAACGGCTACAACCTCGCCGTCGCGCGTGCCCGCCTGAAGGAGGTCGTAACTACGGCGTCCGAGCTGTTCCTCGCCCATCTCCGGCACGACGACACCTACCCGGGCATCGTCGTGTTGCTGGGCGGGGATCTCATTTCGGGCAGCATCCACGAGGAGCTGCTGGCTACCAACGAGGTCGAGATGATGGCGCAGGTGCGCGACGTGATCGAGCACCTCGGCGCCGCCCTCCGCTTCCTCGCCGGCGAGTTCGGCCGCGTGGACGTGTGGGGCGTGCCGGGCAACCACGGGCGCATCACCAAGCGCAACCGCGCCAAGGGCAAGGCCCACACCTCCTTCGACTGGCTGGTCTGCCAGATGCTTGAGCTGCTGCTCAAGGACGACGAGCGGGTGTCCTGCCACTTCCCGGTGGCGCCGGACGTGACCCTGCGCGTGGCTGGCCACACCATCCGCCTCACCCACGGCGACTCCTTCATCGGCGGCGACGGCATCATCGGCCCCATCGGCCCCATCATGCGGGGCGACGTGCGGAAGCGTCACTCGGCCGTGCTCACCCCCTTGCGCGAGGGCTACGACATCCTCGTGTGCGGCCACCACCACACCTTCATCGCCAACCGGCGCCTCGTGGTCAACGGGACGCTCAAGGGCCACGACGAGTACGGCGGCATGAGGCTCCTGCCCTACGAGCCCCCGATCCAGGTGGCCTTCACCGTCCACGAGCGCCTCGGGATCAACTGGCTGATGCCGATCATCGCCAGCCCGTTCTCGGAGCTGTGGTGATGCGGGCGTGCCGGTGCTACCATACCCAGAACTGAACTGGAGGTGCTGAGAAGATGTTCGAGAACCTGATCGCCTACATCGGCCTACTGCTCGCCGCCGTCGCCTTGGTGGTGAGCCTGCTGGCCAGCAACCGAGCCAAGCGCCTCGCGGCCCTCACCCCTTGGAAGTGGGACGACGAGATGGTGGCCTTCCTCCACGGCGTCCTCGCCTCGGTCGAGAAGCAGACAGGCCAGCCCATCGACTACTACACCCTGATCCAGTGGGGGCTGAATCGCTACCGGGCGAAGGCCGGGAAGGATCGCTACTACAAGCTCCTCAACTCCGTCACCCAGATGCTCGACAGCGACCACCTGCGCGACAAGGAGTTGGTGGAGAAGTCCAAGGAGTAGGCCGTGTGGCTGCTCAACCTGTTCGCCCGCCTCGCCCCGATCATCGCCAAGCTCTGGTTCTACTTCGCGGCGAGGCGGGCCGGCAAGGACGCCGCCATCCGGCGGACGCTGGAGGAGGAGAATGAGGACATCCGCAAGGCGGTACGCGCGCGTGACGCTGCTCGGGGCGACTCTCGTTGGGCTCGCCGGGTGCGTGCCAAGTTCCGGCGGCGCGGTCCGTAGCTACTGCGCCATCTACGAGCCCATCTACGCCAGCGGGGCCGACACCCCCGAGACGCTGCGCCAGGTGGACCGCGAGAACGGTAAGTACCAATGCATCTGTTCAGACGACTGCCCCGAGTGACCGCTTGGCTCGACAAGCACTTCTACGGGATCATGCTGGTGATCTTCGCCGGGATGGCCCTCGCCTTCACGGTAGATCGCGCCGCGAGGCGCGGTAGCTTGCCCCTACCTGAGCAGGCGACCGTGGTGCTGGACTCCGAGGTGGCCCGCGGCTCGGGCGTGGTGATCGCCCCCAACTTGATCCTGACGGCGCGCCACATCACCCGCTACTTCGAGGGCGAGACCGTGCGCGTGCTGTTCGCCAACCGCTCCACCTACCACATGCCCAAGGTGCTGCTGGAGGGGCCGGGGCCGGACGCCTCGGTCGGCGATTGGGCCATCGTGTTCGCCCCGACGCCCACCGTGGAACGCCTCCCCTGCCTGGACACGGAGCGGCCGGTCTTGGGCGACGAGCTGTTCGCCCTCGGCGCGCCGGTGCAGTTCGAGACGCCGCTGCGCCTCTACGGCCGGGTGAGCGCGCCGACCGCCTCAGTCGAGTGGGGACTCATCGCCGGCACCATCGTCATGCAAGGGGCCAGCGGCGGCGGGGCCAGCGGCGGGGGCGTCTACGACGAGCGGGGGTGCCTGCGCGGCGTGCTGGTCGCCTCGGCACCCTTCACCTACAGCCAGATGCTCGGCGGCGTGGTGCCCTCACCCGGCGGCGAGGTGATCGTGATTCCCATCGCGGAGGTGGTCGATGGCCTCAAGCGTTACGGCATCGACCTGAGTGCGCTGCGGCGGTGATGACGCTGCGCTTCGAGCTGAAGCTCGCGCCCATCGCCCGGCACGAGGGCGAGATCGTGGCCCTCGGCCAGCGCGTTGACGAGCTGCTGCGCCGGGGGCGGGCGACCCCCTACGAGAGGGGCGTGGCGGCGACGCTGCGCTGGATGTACGACAGGGGTGCGAGGAGCCCCCTGCACAACGGAGAGGAGGCGAAGCGATGATCAACATCATGACGGTGTGGGTGCTCGTGTTGACGGCCGTCCTTCGAGAGCCCGCTCAGGCGGTGCAAGTGCGCATGGTGTACTCGGCCTACCCAACGCGCGAGGAGTGCCTGCTCGGGGCTGAGGATCTGCGGCGCGAGTGGAGCGACGTGCAAGGGAAGTACGACATCGCCATCGAGTGCGTGGAGCAGGCGGTGGCGCCTGACTGAACCCGAACCCCCCCCCTGGAGGGAGATGCGCTCCTCTCCTCCACTCCTTGCCCCGCTCCGTGCGGGGCTTCTTTTGCGGAGAATCAGCGGGGTAAGCTCCGCGGCGCGCGCGGAGATCCCTGAAAATCCGGCAGCGCGTGCAAGGATTTCAAGGCCCGCCCTACGCGCATCTCCCTCCAGGGGGGGGGTATCGCCGAGGGCCGGAGGCCCGAGGCGATCATGAGCGGGTCACGGTTACCGGATCACCTCGAAGGTAGCGTCGGCTGTGGTGGCAGAGAAGCGCAGGCCGGTGATGGGGGTGGTGAAGGAGGACGAGGTGTTGGCCCCGACGGAGCCCGGGGACCAGTCGATCCACTTTGCCGTTCCGGCGTCGATGGCGCTCTTGGGCGAGGTGGTGAACTGCACCAGCGCCGTACCCGAAGCGCCGGGCAGGGCGGTCACGGTGATGGGCCGCGGCGACTGCTCGATGGGCAGCGGGTCGGAGGTGGTGCCCGCCGTGACCGTAAGGTCGAGGCGCTGGTGGTCAAGGTTGCTGTCGTAGGTCCAGGAGAGGTTGGCCATGGTTTCCTCCGGTCAAGGCTGCTGGCGGGCCAGCAGGCGGTCCAGCTTGGTCTCGATGCGTTCGAGGCGCGACTCGATGCGCCGCATCTGCGCAGCGTACTCGCGGTAGAGCACGATGTTGGCGTGCGGGAGCGGGGCCTGCTCGTGGGCGCGCACGAGGGTCCACGTCACCCCCGTCGAGATCACGACGGCCACGAGCGCCCAAGCCGCCTTCGCCGTGAGGGTGCCGAGCCAGCTCATTGCGCCGATCCCTTGGCGGCCAAGTAGGCGGCGATGGCAGGGTGCGGGTTGGGGACTTGGCCGGCAAGGGCCAGCGCGCGCTCCAAGTAGGCGTCGATGGCCTTGCGGCGCAGGTGGCGCAGGTGCTCCTCAGCCTCGTGTTGGGCGCGCGCTGCCTGTTCGGCGAGGCGGTCGGCTTCGCGCTGCGCCACGTCCTCGGGGCTGAGCGGGACCGACTTGCCGTTAACCAGTTTGTGCTCGTTCATCATGAAGCCCTCAGGCCGTAGAGGCGGAAGTTGCCGCTGGAGATGTTGCCCGAGGCAAACAGCAGGCGGATGGCGTTGTTGGCCTCGGCTGCTTTCCTCTCCGCGGCGCCAGTGGTGATGATGATCTCGCCTGCCGACCAGTAGACACCCGCCGTCCTGTAGAGCATCTGCGTGCGGAGGCCGCTATCGGCGGGGTTGAGTAGCGTGATGCTGCCCGACAGAGCCTCCCCAGCGGCATTGCCTTGACCAGCGTAGGTCAGGCGTATGGATGAGGCGCCTGTCGATGAGACAGAGCCGGCAGTCCCGCCGGCATTGAGGCCCAAAGAGGCGTACTGGTAGTCCGATGCGCCAGCGTTGAAGGTGGTTCCGTTGTCGATGGACGTGCGCAGCACGAGGTGCTGATTATCGGTTGCGGGCACCACGCCATCGAACTCCAAGAGGTAGGCTTGGTACGTCGTGCTGAGTCCGGTGAAGTCGATGGCACTGCTGGAACTCGCCGTGGCCGACGCAATCAGCTCGAAGGTCTGACTTGCTGCTCCGGCAGACGGCACCACCAGAGCGCGCAAGTTCGTCCCATCGCTCCAGACGATGGCCCCCTGCCCATCGGTCAGCGTCAACGTGGTGGAGCCGTTGATGGTCTCGGTGCCGTTCGGGTCTAGCGTCACGCCGTTGCTGGCCGAGCCTTCGTTCCGAACCTCGATGCGGAATCCGTCGCCGAGGGTCGCGGCCGCTGCGAAGCTGAGCGTCACGGCCCCGCCCGACGTGTCCACGGGGATCACCTTGCCGTCATCGCTTGCAGCAACGGTGTAGGCGGCGGACTTCGAGAGCACGGTGGCCGTTTTGAGGCTCCACGTTCCGAGGTCGGCGTTGGTCGGCACGTCGGCGCTGCCCGTACCCGTGTTCTTCGTTGCGGCAGTGCCGAGGCCGAGAGTTGTGCGGGCGGCCGACGCATTGGCGTCGTCGATCAGTGATCGGCCGAAGGCTGTGAGCGTCGTCAGTGTGGCGCTGCTTGCCCCGGTGTAGTAAGGCAGCTTGTCGGCGGCGGGCGTCAGGGCGTTGATGGCGGTGAGCGCGGCGTACAGCGTCACGAGGGAAGCGTCCGCTGCGTTCACGACTTCGAGATCGGTGCCCGCAGCATTCCACTTCACGATCTTGTCGGCCCCCTCGGGCAACTCGACACCCGACAGTGTGCTGGACTTCGCCAGCTTGATTGCCCGATCCAGCTCCTCCTTGAGCTGCTGCCCCTCCATCGTCCGGTAGTCGAGGGCCTGCTCGTGGGTCTCGGCGGCGAAGGAGTCGTTCTCCACGTAGTCGGTCGTCTGCGTGAACGGCATGTTTCGCTTGATGGTGACGGTCGTGCCGCTGGCGGGCGCCGTGGTGAAGGTCACGTCAAAGCCGGCCGGCGGGCCGACGTTGGCGACCGTGTAGTCGGAGCCGAGGGTCTGCACGGTGTCATCGACCAGCACCTCGATGTGGGTCTGGTCGTAGACGAGCCACGTCGGCGAGAACTTGGTGGTGCTGCCGTCGCCGGTGTAGCGGGAGACTGCGGTTGCCGATGAAACGGTCATGGTCGCTGAACCTCTGGACTACGGCGTCATGATAGCAAGTCCGGGCTGCTCCTCCAAGGACCGGAGGCGCTCGCGCTCGGCGGCGATGCGGGGCTTGCGGCGCATCTTCTCGCGCGCCAACTCGCGGAAGCTGGTCACCACGTCGCGGATCACCATCTCCTTCGCCGCATCGTTGAACATCCGGTATTTGGCCGAGAGGGGGTGCTTGCCCGTGACGATGGCGTTCAGGGTCTCGAAGGCGCCCATGCCAGTCGCCGGGTCGTGGATGTCGCGGGCGGCCAGCCGGACGTACTCGTTGTACTCCTCGGGGGTGAGTTCCACGCCGTCGAGGGTTTTCTCGGGCATCGAGATGCCCATGTTGAGACGGAGCATCTCCTCGTCGATGGGCGGCGGCTCGGCCTTGACCACCTCGGCCGGCGACAGGAAGCGGAGCATGAAGGCCCCCGGGTCGGCCGTCGAGTCGGTGTTGTCCGGGCCGAAGCCGGCGAAGAAGGTGATGGGCTCGCCCCAGAGGTTGAGGCGCGGGGGCAGCTTCTCCGAGTAGGAGGGCACGCGGTCACGCAGGCGGTCGATCAGGTCTTGCGTGTAGCGGAAGGCCGCCTCCTCGATGGGCGTGTTCTGCGTCTGGCGGTAGACGGGGTCGAGGGCCGTGGAGAGCTGGCGCTGGACGGCGCCGAACGGCACGGCCACGTTCTGCGAGGTGGTCTGGAGAAGGCTGCGGAGGCGCTCGGTCGCCAACTTCGGGCTGATGGTGCCCACGGCGACGGTCTCGGCGAGGTCCGAGAGGGTGCTCAGCCACGTCTTGGAGAGGAGCTGGGACGAGGTGGTGATGACCATCGCGGCGACGGCGGCGTCCACCTCCTCCTGCTCAAGCTGGCCGACGATCTCGGTGAAGCCTGCGGCGAGGCCGAGCATCATGCCCACGGGGTCGGTGCGGTTGTAGGAGACGTACTTGTCGCCGATGCGGATGGACCATGCACGCCACCCATTCCGCATCCACGTGTCGCGCAGGGTCGGGTCGGCAGGGCCGGGGCCGGTAATGAGGCCAGAGGCCGCCCAATCGGCGGCCATGCCCATGACCAGCGAGCTGAGCCCGATGCGGGCCAGCGCGAGGTCGCGCTTCGCGCCGCCGGCGGCGATGTCCGCGCGGATGCCCTTGGCGATGGGCGCGAGGGGTGTGCGCGCACCGACGAACTTCACGATGTTGACGGGTGTGCGAACGAAGGGGATGAGCACCTTCATCACCGGGTGGGTGTTGGCGAAGGCTTGGACCGTCTGGCCCAGCTCGCCGAGGGGCTGCGTGAAGGTGCTGTACCGGGCGAAGTCCACCGCATCCATCTTGATGTCGGGCGGCGGGTTCTCCACCACCTCGGCCACGCGCGCGCCGAACGCCTTGCCCGTGAGGCCCTCGTGGGCGGCGGTGCGGGCAGCCCGCGCTTGCAGCTCGGTGCGGTAGGCCACCGCCTTGAAGAACTCGTCGGCCGCCAGCAGGAGACGCCCGGGCACGCGGATCGCCTCGCCCAGCAGGTTGACTCCTTGCCCGAAGATCCCCGCCTCGTCGAGTCCCACGCTCGCCCCGCGGATGGCCTTGAACTGGCCCAGCTCGACCTTGTTGAACAGATCGGAGCCCTCGCCGGAGCGGAAGGCGCCTCCGGCGGCGCGCAGCCCGTCCCACACCCCGCGCATCATGCCGAACAGCATCGCGCCGACCTCCTCAGAGGCGACACCCTTCCCGCCCACCGCGGAGCGGATGGTGGCAGCCAGCAGGCGCTCGGGCACCTGGTAGAGGAGGGCGGCGGCGTTGCCGGTGATGTTGGCGATGTGGGTCTTGGGGCCGCTCAGGAGACCGTTGATGAACGCCTCGATGAACATCTCGCCCTTCGTCGCGCCCTTGATGAAGCGGTTGAGCTGGCCGGGGCGGGGCAGGTCGGCGATGGCCGCCGCGAGCCCATCGACGCCGCCGGGCACCTTCCCGCCGCCGAACCCGCCCGTCTCGACCAACCCCATGAGGTCGTCGAGCACCCGCTGCTGCCCCAGCGAGTCCTTGGCGATGATGCGGAAGGCGTTGAGCTGGCGCCCCGCCTCGCGCGCTGCTCCGCTCACCTGCCCCAGCACGGCGCGGTGGAACTGCATCGTGCGGAGGAGGTCGATCTTGTCGGCGTCGGTGGCCGTCTTGCTGAGGATCATGTTGGCGAGCCCGCGCATCCGCGCCGCCGAGGTGTGGAGGAGGGTGCGGATGGCCAGCACCTCGGCGCGCGTGAAGCCCTTGCCGGTGCCGCCCTCGGTGACCAGCGCGGCGAGGCGCTTCGGGTTGGTGCCGATCTCCTCGGCCAGCGCCTCGATCTGCTTGAAGGTCTCGGGCTCGCTGGCCAGTTCCTTCTCAAAGGCGGTGGCCGTGCGGGCGATGAGGTCGCGCACGTCGGCCGGGTCGCCGATGCGCTGGATGTTGATGTTGGCGAAGTACTTCTGGAGCGAGTCGGGCGGCGTGGCGTTGGGCTCGGAGCGCAGCACCTCGTTCATCGCCTGCTTGAAGTCGTCGTCGATCTTGATGAGTGGCCCGCTGTGGCGCGCCTGGAACCGCTTCGCTCCCTCGGGCGCCTTCGTGCCCGATGCCAGCTCGGCTGGCGGGGGAAGCTTGCCCGTGCGCCCGAGGACGCGCCGCGCCTTGCGGAAGATGTCAAGGCCGACGAGGAAGGTCTCGCCAAGGAGGCCGAGGCCCAGCCCCTCGAGAACCTGCTTGGCCTTCGCCAGCGGCACGGGGTCGTTGGGGTCGGCGGCGAGCAGCTCGGCCACCGGGTTAGCCAGTGCGGGCACTTCTTGGACGAGGTTTGCGAGGCGCTTCTCCTGCTCGTCGAACACGGCAGCCTCGGCAAGCGAGCTGGCCAGCAGGTTGCGTGCAGCCGTCCCGCCAAGGCCCGCGCCCGCCTTCACGGCGTTGAGTGCTTTGGTGGCGCCGACGAAGCCGACGGTGAATTGGGAGATCAGCTTCACAGCGTTGCCAGTAACCGTCTCGGGCTCGTCGAACTTGAGTCCGTTGTAGTGGGTCTTGATCTCGTCAAGGAAGCCGGGCGGGATGGCGGTGCCGAGCGGCGCGATGGCTTCAAGGCGGTCGGCGATGGGCTTGGCGAGGTCGAACAGGGTCTGGACGGCCTCGCCCGCTGCGTCGAGGATGCCGTTGGCGATGGCGCGCGGGGCTTCGCGGAAGCCGTGGCCGAGGTCGGCCAGCACTCCACGCCGCGGCGGCTCCCCGCCCTGCTCAGTCGGCTGCTGCCGAGGCGACTGCGCCGCAGCGGCCCGCGCGTTCAGCTCGTCGAGGAGGAGCTGCCGCCGCTCGGTCTCCCGGCGTGCCAAGAACTGCCCGCCGAGATCGTCCCCGTTCGGGTCACTTTCCGGTGGCAAGGGCTTGGACATTCAGAAGCTCCTCGTACTGCTGGATGAGTTCCATCTGGCGCTCGGCCTCCACGTCGTCGATCTCGCCGGCCTGAAGGGCGCGGGCGGTCGCAGCGTAGGTGGCTTGGATGTCGATCTGCGCGCGGTTCGGCCCCACCATGTAGCGCGGGCGGGGCAGGGTGAGGACGGTGCGCGGCGAGGTGCGCCACGACGCGGCCACCTGCTCGGCGATGGCCAGCGGGTCGAAGTTGGGCTGCTGCGCCGCAGCCAGCACGCGCTCGCGGTAGTCCTCCAGCGCGCGGACGGTGGCCTCAGCTTGGTCGCCGGTGATGTTGGCCGCCGGGCCGCGCGCCTCGCCGACGATGGCCTCGATGTGCTCGAAGCCACGCTTCACGTCGTCGCGCGACAGCACCCCGCCGCGGCGCTGCGCCTCGTCCAGAGTTGTCAGGATGCGGAGCGCCGAGCCCTTGGTGAGCGTGCCGTCCTGGAGGCTGCGGCCGAGAATCGGAATCACCGAGCGGGCATCGCCGCGGAGAGCGGCGCGCGTGACGGCGAAGAGCAGGAGCGGGTCGTCCTCGGGCGCGCCCTCGGCCTCCAGTATCTTGCTCAGTGTCTCGTAGCCGGAGAGGTCGATGTCGCCGCGGTCGAGGGCGGCCACGAGGGCGCTCGGATCGTCGATGCGCCCCTCCAGCACATCGACGGCGAACTGGCGCGTCCGCTCCGTCTGCGCCTCACGCTTGGCCTTCTCGACGCGCGCCGTGAGGCTGTCCTCAAGCCGGAGCTGCTTGAGGCGGCCGTCGATGATGATGTTGGTGAGGCGCTGCTCCTGCTCGGGCGACAGGCCCTTGGTCTGCTCCAGCAGGCCCTGCGCCTCGCCGAACTTGCCCTGCGCCACGCGGTCCAGCACCGTCTGGTAGGCGATGCTCTGGGCGACGGCCTCCTTGTGGAGCTTGGCCTCGCGCTTGTCGATGAAGCCGAGGGTGACCATCTCGTCGATGGCCGCGCGCGCGTCGGAGATGGCCGCAGCGCGCTCCGCTTCGCTCCCGGCCGTCGCCGCCCGGGTGATGGAGGCGGTGATGAGGGATTCGGCCGAGTCGCGGGCCTGCGCCGAGAGCTGCTTGTAGATGTCTCGGCGAAGCCGCGACGAGGTCGTGGCGATGTCCTTGCGGAGTTCGAGGGCGAGGGTGGTGCGCACGGCGTCATCGCGCTCGCGTCCAAGCGCCTCGCCCAGACGCCGGCGGGCCTCGGCCTCGTAGGCGGCGGCCTTCTCCGGGAGGGAGATGTCCTCGTTGGCGAGGACTTCTCCTTCCACGGAGGAGAGGATCTCGGTGGCTTGAACCTTGGCCGTGGCGATCTTGCGCGCGCGTTCGACCCGCTCGGCCTCGGCGCGCGCCCGCTCCTGCTCGGCGAGGCGCTGCTCCTCAATGCGCAGGAGGCGCTCGGAATTGCGCGCCAATGCGCGCCCGAATTGCTCACCCACGCCCGGCGCGAGGCGAGGAGCGCGAGGAGCGCGTGGCGGCGAGAGGCCGATGCTGCCGGTGGCGGAAGGCTGGCGGATGACGGGCATCAGTAGTGGCGCCTCCAGTCCGCGTAGCTGCCGTACTGGAAGGAGGAGGGCTGCTGCTTGCCGAAGGCGCCGGAGCGGTAGCCGCCGAGGATGGTGGTGCCGGCACCGATGATGCTGCTGATCAGCGCCCCGCGCCCCGCCGCCCGGCGGTTCTTCGCCTCGATGCGTGTCAGGGAGGCTTGGCGCTCAGCCTGCTGGGCGATGGCTGCCCCCTCGAACTGCGTCAGCAGCGCCGCCTGCTCCTCCTCCATCGCGGCGTCGGCCAGCACGTCAAGGAAGGAGCCGGAGATGGTGAGGCCGCTGGTGGCCATGTTGGCGCGGCGCTGGCCCTGCCGCCGCCGAGCCTCGCGGCGCATCTGCTCAACGCGCAGCGCAGCCCGGAGGCGCGCCTGCTGCGCCTCCTCCATCCGGTACTGCGCCTCCTGATCGAGCAGAGCGGCCTCGCGCCCAGCGCGGCGCTTGGCCATCACGCCCTGGATCACTTGGCCGGCGGCCATCCCGGCGATTGCAAGTCCGACGCTCATTTCACGTATGCGTACATGAGGTGATCCGCGCCGTCCGGGGCATACTTTCGCAACAGCCCCTCAAGTGTCATGCCAAGGTGCTCGGCGAACACCATCCCCGGGACGAAGTGGGCGTCCACCGTGGTCTCGACGCGGTGGTAGCGGCAGAGGACGAGCCACTCGTGCGCGAAGGCCACGAGCGGGGCGACCTCGCGCGGGGACGCGCGGCCGTCCACCACTGCCCAAGCCCTCGCCACGCCGGGCCACAACTCGAACGCGCCGACCATCCCCACCACCGAGCCGTCCGGGCGGATGGCGGCGTAGGCTTCGTGGCAGGGCTGCTGGGCGAAGTCGTCCCACGCCGGAGCCTTGAGCGGCTCGCGCGGCGCCACCTGCACGTAGTGCTCCTTCTTGCCCGGGACGATCATCATTCCGTCGTCAGCTTCGCTGTGATGCTGAGGATGTGCATGGGGAGAGGCTGGTCGTTGACCACCTGCACCTGCACCTCCTCGTCGTAGCCGTAGGGGAACAGCACCTCCTTGTAGCCGGTGAACAGCGGGACCGGCTGGTCCATCGGGTCGCCGGCGCTGCGGAAGGGCAGCGTGTCCATGTGGGTATCATCATACCCTACTTGGGCACCCACCGTCTCGTTGAACAGGATGTAGGCGCGGATGATGCGCTTGGTCTTGCCGGTGGTGGTGAGGCTCTCGGTAGCCAGCTCGGCCGGCATCGTCCGCACCTTGGCGCTCTGCGCCAGCCCGATCTGCACCTTGGAGACGGCGCGGTCCAGCGTCACCGCGCCGCCCGAGACCACCTTCGACGGCTGGACGGCCCCATCGCCGAGGATGGCGACGGTCTCGCCCTCCAGGTGGCTGAGGCCGGACCACGAGGTCGTCGGCGAGCCGGACGTGCCGGTGAGGCCCGAATCCACGAAGAAGGCGTCGGCCACCGCCCCGCCCTCGAAGATGGGGTCCAGCACCTCGATGTACTGCTTGGTGATGCTGTTGATGGTGCGGCTCACCAACAGATAGAGGTCGTCGCGCGTGGGCTCGGGGATTACGGCCACGTCCTTCACCGCCACTGCCGTCCCGCCGATGGTGTGGGAGTGCCAGGCAAAGACGCGGTGCGGGCGCAGGTAGGTGAGGCCGATGAGCTGGCCGTCGTCCGTGCACCCCCACACCACGCTCAGCGGCGCCTGTTGGTAGGCGAGGCGCGCCACGCCGTTCCGCAGCAGGTGCTCGGCCAGCACGCCGCGGTCGTTGTCGATGAAGCCGCCCTCGACGCCGGCGTTGAAGTCGAACACCAGCTCCTGGATGGTGCGTCCGTCGCGCTGCACGAACAGGATGGTCTGGCCGATCTCGGTGGGCAGCACGCCCGAGCGCGAGCCGCGCTTCGTCTGCGTGTCAGCCTCGATGTTCGTGGGGCTGATGCCGCTGGACGAGCTGGCGGCGCTCAGCAGCATCTCGGAGCCGGCCGTTCCCACCAGCAGACCGATCTGGGTGGAGAGGAGCCAGTTGATGGCGTTCACCGTGTTGGTGTCGAGGGTGACGGTGATGCCATCATCGCTCGCCACCGTCCCGTCGGCGGCCGACGGCTGGTAGTTGGTGAAGTCGCCGGCGACCGAGGACCAGAGGGTCTGCGGGTTGTCGGTCGTGCCGCCCCACCAAAGGCGCTGCTTGTGGAAGGTTACGGCTGATGGCCAACCCGTGGTGTCGCTCCATGCGCCTAGGCGCCAGTCGGTCGTGGCCGTCGTGGTGGCCAGATCAGCTCCCTTCACGTCGGCCTGCACCACGGTCGTCGAGGTGACGGCAGTGATCTTGAGCCACGTCCAGTTGCCGGCCGAGTCCTTGAAGCGGATGAGACGGCCCACGTCGGTCGCTTGGAAGCCGGAGCCGTCGTTGATTCCCGTGGTGGCGCTGGCCGTCAGGGAGATGCTGCCGGTGGTGCCGGAGGGCGTGAGGGTGGTGGAGGTGGTGTTCACCTCCAAGTAGGGGCCATCTTGGAAGTCGTGCAGGCTGAGCGAGAAGGCGGTGGAGCTGGTGCGGTGGAGTTCGCGCGGCTCCTCGCTCGGGTGGGCCAAGTAGAGGATGTCGGCGCTCTGCGTCCAGCTCAGGTTGGCCAGCATCGCCGCCGTGTAGGGGGTGGAGACCTCGACGGGCAAGCCGCTGGAGGTGACCTGCGCGCTGTCGGCGATGAAGCGGAAATACTGATCGCCCGCCTCGATGATGTAGGCTTGGGTGGTGGAGAAGATGAAGGGGATGAGGCGCGTGGTCTTGGAGGAGTCCTTCACCTCCACGACGAAGCGCGTGCCGGGCCGGCGGATGGCGCCGCCCTGCGCCAGCACGATCATGTTCTCCAGCGTCTCCGCACCATCGACGTAGCCGTCGAAGTCCAGCCGCCCGCGCATCCGCGGGGAGAGGACGCCGGCGGTGAAGTTGGTCTGGAGGCGGTCAAGGCGGGCCATTCATGCCTCCTACGAGGACGAGATGGGCCGCCAACTGCTCATGTAGCCGAGGTGCGCGTCGGTGAACTCGTCGAAGCCCAGCACCACGCTCGGGTTCTCCTGCCCGTCGATGCTGCGCGCCTCGCCCAGCTTGTCCTCGTAGTCCTGCTTGAGCTTGGCAAGCAGCTCGGCGCTGCCGGTGATGGCGACGCAGGAAGCCCACGCCAAGCGCGCGGCCAGCGCCTCGATGAACAGGGAGTCGTAGAGGGTGGTGTCGGTGACGCGCGCGATGTACTTGATGTCGCAGGAGCTGGCGTCCGTCAGCAGGACGCGCTCGCCGTCCTGCGTCTCCAGCTCGTAGGGGTCGCGCGTCTCGGGGTTGAAGTCGAGCAGGCGCAGGAAGTCGCTCGGCAGGTTGTAGGCGTAGGTCCAGCCCCACGCCGGCGCCGTCGCGAGGGCAGCGCGGGAGTCGCGCTGGACGGCGAAGTTCCACGGGTGGCCGCGCAGCACCGCGTCGCGCACCGAGTCGAAGCGCAGGTTGAGGGTGCGGGCTGCCTTCGAGTCCTCGGTGAGGTCGGTGATGGGATCCTGCCCCAGCAGCGCCAGTGCGTAGTTGGCGATGTCCACCTTGGAGGCCATGGGTGCCTCCGGCGGCTAGATTTTGCCCGGGCGCGGCTGTCGCTTGGTGAGCATCCGGCGCACGAGGCGCTCGATCAGCACCACCACCTCGTTGCGCGAGGTGAACGAGGCGTCGTTGATGCGGATCTCGACCGCGCCGGCGTTGGGAGCGAGGGTGCCCTCAGTGAACTTGGTCGTGTCGTCGCCCTTGCTCCCGCTGATGCTGTAGTTGGCCATCTGAACCTCCTGGAGAGTGGGTGGGGGCCGAAGCCCCCACCCGGTCCCGACCGACTAGTCGAGGACGTACAGCACGTAGCCGTTGAACGTCTTGGCCGCGGCCCACGCCTCCCCAGCAGCCGTCGCGGTGATGGTCTCCTCGCTGGAGGTCACGCTCAGCATGTTGAGGGCGGCGGTGTTGGCGAAGTCCGCCTGGCCCGCCGAATCGACGCTCGTGGTGTCGAGGTACTTGTTGGCGGTGGTGCCGTCGCCGATCTTCACCTGCGCGGTGCCGGTGCTGGACGACATGGCGCCGAAGTCCACATGCCCGCCGATGATGCGGGCGCCCTTGGGCACCTTGCAGAGCTGCACGGTGTCGCCCACGCCCACGCCGCCGGTCGGCGTGGTGAACTCGAACACGGCGACCCGGAGACGGCCACCCGCCTCGTTCACGTCGTTCGGCGCGAGCGCGGTCGCCTGCATCTGCGTGCTCTGATGAACAGCCATGATCAGACCTCCTTACTCAGCGCACTTGATCTCGACCACGCGGTCCTCGTGCAGCCGGACGGCGCCGGCCACCGTGGACCAGTAGACGTAGGTCGAGAATCGCTTGTCGGGACGCTCGGCGATCCGGGCAACGGGCTCCTTGCCGATGGCGAGGGCCATCCCGTTGTTCGTCCAGACCGGGCAGCGCCGGTAGTTCGACCCGTCGGTCTCCAGCAGCTCGGTCTGGATGAAGCGGAACCCCATGTAGAAGTCCAGCTCGCCACGGACCAGAGCCTGCACGACGTTGTAGTCGCGCGAGGTGACCTGCGGGTCGGCCAGCAGCGCCATGAGCTGCGAGCTGGTCACGGCGATCCAGATGGGGCCGTCCCGCTCGGGGTCGATGTCGTTGGCCAGCATGATGCGCCGGGCCTCGCGCAGCTTCTCGACGGTCAGGTTCTCGGCCGTGGTGTCGCCGTCGAAGTCGGCGGCGATCTGGTTGCCGGACGGGAACGAGGTGGTCGAGCCGCCGGCCTTGCCGGTGCTCACGTCGGCGAAGAAGTTCTCGATGATGATCGAGTCGATCTCGCGCCCGATGGCCCACGCCGCGTTCTGGGTGTAGGCGTTGGTCGGGTCGATGAGGGTGCGCACACGGTCGAAGTCGTCGATCAGGTCGCCCCACTCGACGTTCACCATGTCCACGCGACGACGCGCGTGCGGGGTGTTGATGAGCGGCGAGTCCGCGTGCCGCGTGGTCGTGCGCACGGCGGCGGTCGCGTCGATCTGGTCGAAGTAGTGGTACTCCGCGTTGACGCGCTCCTGGACGCCGATGGCCCGCCGCAGCTTGGACCCGCGCTGCTGCGCCAGAAGATCGACCGTGCGGCCGAACTCCTGCACGAAGGCAGTGCCGATCTGGTTGCTCATGAGGTCAGGTCTCCCTGTTGCTTACCGGATGTCTCCAGGCCCCGAGTGCTCCCCGCCAGCGGCGGACACCATCCCGAGGCTGGAGACGGACCCGGTAGCAAGGGCTACCCGCCCGCCTCGGGGGCCTTCGCGCATTAGACTAGCACCAAGCTGAGGAGTTCGCAAGCCCCAAGAAAGAAGCCCCGCCGAAGCGGGGCAAGGAGCGAGAGGAGAGACTGCGCGGTCCGAGCGGAGGAGGACGCTGTGGAGGGAGGACCGCGCAGTCGTAGGGTAGTGGAGGAGAGGGGCGGTGTCAAGCCTGCGTCGGGTAGGCGTGCTGGAGGAGGTCGTTGATCTCCTTCATCACCTCGGCGTGGCGCGGGTTCATGGGGTCGGCCCACGCCTCGTCCGCCCGCAGCTCGGCGATGCGCCGCTGCGCCGCCTCCGGCGTGTAGCCGAAGCGTGCTGGGTGCACGGCCGGCCCGAGGGTGTCCTCGGACATGGCCTCGCCGATCTTGACGAACGCCTTGACGAGAGCCGGGTGGTCGCCGAGCCCGGACTCGTCGAGGAAGGTCTTGAGGTCGTCCCCGCCGAAGAACTCCACGGCCTTCTGCGCGACGGCCACCTTCTCCTGGAGGGCGGTGCCGTACTCGCGCTGGAGGGTGGAGAGGGCCTCGGCGCGCTGCTGCTCGGTCGCTTGGGCCGCCTGGCGCAGCTCGGCGTCGGCGAACTTCACGTACTCGGCGAACAGCTCGTTGGCCTGGGTGCGGCTGAGGCCGAGGCGGTGGGCCGTCTCGCGGAACCACTTGTCGGTCGCCTCGTCGGCCTTGTACTCGACGCCCTCGGGCGCAGCCAGCTCATAGCCGGTGGGCTCGTCGGGGCGGCCGAGGCGCTTGAAGAAGGCGTCCCACTCCTCGCGCGGGGCGTCAGGCTTCGGCAGGACCACCTTGTCGGCACCCACGAGCTTCTGGGCGTGGACGTAGGACTTGGCGAGGCCGGCGTAGTCGAGCTTGCCCTCCTTGATGTGCGGAGCGAGCGCGCCGTCGGAGCGGATCTCCTCGGGGAGCACGTCGATGGGCACGGCTGGGAGGTCCGGGGCGGGCGGATCCCCGCCGCCGAGGGTGGTCGAGGGATTGCCGGCCGGGGGAGTCGGATCGTCGGGCATCGGAGTACCTCCTACTGCTTGTCGGTCAGGATGAAGCGGGTGAAGCTGCGGTTGCGCCGCATGAAGTCAAGGGTCGAGGTGGCGAGAGCGTGAACCTGCTTCTCGGAGAGGCCAAGCTTGAGACTGTGGTCGATGGCGTGCAGGGCCTCGTGCCAGAGGGTGTTGCGGAGTTGCTGGGCGTCTTGGGCACCGTAGCAGATGAGGCAGTCGGCGTCGCGGACGAAGCCGTACATATCTGCACACGCCTCGGGGTCGAAGCGTATGGTGTAGTAGGTGCCGCAGACGTTGATGCGCTTGGGGATGTGCTCAGTCTTGGGCATCGGCCCACTCCAGCATCGAGGAGCGCCGCACGTTGCCGTAGCGTTCGCGGAACTCCTCCGGGGAGATGTCGAGCTTGTCGATGATGTCGATCACGACGTTTCGCTCGCCCTCGCGGAAGGCGTGCGCCCTCGCGTCCTCGGCGAAGGTGCTTCCGAAGATGTGGAAGCGGTGCATGAGGTCATTGAGCACACGCTGGCCCGCCTCGGAGCTGAAGGTGTGGCGATAGGCTTCATGGAGGGCCTGCGCGCGCTCGGTGGCCTTACGCGATTGGGGTGGTTGCTTGTTCATTTTGTAGCGCCTTCGTGATGTTGACTGCTGCCTCGGAGCCGCCCTGCACCTGCTGGAGGGCTTCGGCTTCCGCACGCTTCTGCGCCTGCTCCTCGCGGAGGGCACGCACTTGGTCGGGTGCGCGCAGGATGTCGTGCGGAACCACCATGTTCTCGCCCATGCGGTGGATGAAGGCGTCCACGTCGAGATTGGCCGTCCCGTCGGGGTCCAGCTCCAGGACGGGCGTGATGCGCGCGAGGAAGCGGCTCATGTTGTCGGCCTCGCTCATGCGCTGCGCCATGATGGCGGGGCTCACCATCTCGAACTTGAGTTCGGCGCCGTCGGGCACGCTCCCCGGCGGGGGCGGGAGGAGGCCTTGGCGCTGCATGATGGCGAACACGCGGTCGAGAAGCGGGACGAGGAACTCGGCCTGGACGCGGGCGATCATGGGCGTCATGCGCTGGAAGCGGTGGTCGCGCCGGTCGAGGGTCGCCTCGGCGGTGATGTGGGTCTTGGGCTCGCTGAAGAGGGTCTGGTCCACGTAGAAGGCCCGCAGGATGTTGTCGCGGGTCACCTGCATGAACTGTTCGCCGAGCTGGGGCTTGGCGCCGGTCTGGAGCGGGTGCGGGTGGTCGATTTCGCGCAGGCCGGCGCGGACGATGGTGAGGCCGCTGGGCGACTGGCGCACAGGGCCGATCACGCCATCGTCGGGGACGACAAGGGGCGGATCGACTTCCTTCTGGACGCCGCGGATGGTGACCTCCTTCATCGCCTGGAGCATCCGGTTGTCCGGGAGGGTGGTGAGGCCGGGGCTGCGTCCGTAGGTCTCGCCGGGAGCGGTGAACCAGCGCGGGACGACGTAGGGAAACTCGTCGAAGCCGCCCTCGGCCAGCACCGCCTCGTACTCTTGGGAGATGTGGATGGAGGCGAAGGGCTTGTTCTTCGCGTCCACCTTGCGCGCGTCGCGGTCGGCCCGCGGGAGGACGAAGTGGATGACCGGGGTTTTCTTGTCGGGCTCCTTCTCGTAGTCGCGGCGCATCTTCTCCGGCATCGCGTCGAGGCCGTAGTAGGAGGCGATGTGTCGGAGGGGCATCTCGGCACGCCGCATCACCGTGTCGATCTGGTTGCGGGCGTTCTCCAAGATGTAGACCTCGGCGAGCGGGCGCGGGAGGAAGCGCACGCCATCGCCTGGCACCTCTTGGACGAACAGGCAGCCGGTGCCGAAGGCCCCCAGCTCCAAGAACACCGGGTAGGTGGAGGGGATGAAGGCGGTGCGCGGCGCGCCGAACAGGTCGAGGATGGTGTCCCGCACCGCCTCCAGCCACGCCTTCGTCTCCTCGTCCTCGTTGAGATCGGTCGCCTCGCCGACAAGGCGCAGCCCGAACCACTTGAGGGCCGGGTTGATGAGCTGGGAGGCGAGCTGAGAGGCGAACGTCTCGTTGGCGAACACGGCCGTCGAGTCGTAGAGGGTGCGGCGCCGCTCGTTGCCCGGCGTGTGGGCGATGGTGAAGGTGGCGTGCTGGGGCAGGACGACTTCGGCGATGTCCTGCCAGTGCGCCTCCCACTGCGCCCGGTCGGCCGAGGCAGTCTTGAAGCGTTCCAGCAGCTCCTTGACGCGGGATGCGGTGGCCATGGGCTAGAACCAGAAGGTGACGGAGGTGATGTTCGAGAGCGTCTTGATGTTGACGCCGGAGTTGAACACGAGGCCGTCGCCGAGCTGGAGGTGGACGGGCTCGCCGCCGGCCTTGGTCGGGAGGGTGATGAGCACGGGGTCGCTCGCGCCGCTCCCGTCACGCACTTCGAGGCTGCCGGCCGACGCCCCGGGGATGATGGTGAGGGCGCGCAGGACGCCCTTCGTGGTGGTCACGTTGCCGGCGCTCGTGGCCGTCTTGCTGGCATGGTACATCATGAGGTGATTCCTCCACCGAGCAGGGACTTGCGACGCAGCGAGCCGGACGGGAAGCGTTCGGCGTCGGCGTCGGTGAGGACGGTTGCGGCGCGCCCGCGGGCACGCGCTGCGCGGCGCCGAGCCTCCTCGGCCGCGCGCTGCACGTCGGCGGAGCTGCGCGTCGGCATGGGAGGCAACGGAGCCGGAGGCGGCGGGGCGGCCTTCTTCTTCGTGCCAAGGATGGCGCGGAGTAGGGTGGTCATGCGATGGGCCTCCAACCTTCGGGCTGTGGACGGGTGATGCGGGTGTCGTTTGGCGCTTGGAAGTGGAGAGGGTCGTAGCCAGACAGCGCGTGCGTCTGGCGGGGCATCTCCACGGTGGAGCGCGAGTACGTGCGGACCATCATGATGCCATAATGCATCGCGCTCATGAGGTCGTCCATGTAATCGACGGGCTTGCCGTCCTTGCGGTGGTACTGGTTCTTCTCCTTGAACCAGTCCTCGCACGTCGAGAACACCTTGAGGCGCCCCGAGCGCATCCGCTCCAAGCAGTCGGCGATGACTGGCTCGCGCGGCTGCGGCCCGCCCTTGTCGGGGTCGTAGCGGGCTGAGTAGGGGAGCATCTTGACGCCGTGGCGCTGGTAGATTTCCTTGAGGGGCGTGGAGTCGGCGCCGTCGCGCTGCGGAAGGCGGCGCAGCCCGTCGTGCGGCCAGGAGACGGGGATCTGATCGGCGCCGCGCTCGACGAGGGCGCGTGCGTGGATGACGACGTTGGCGTCCACCTGCTTGTAGGTGTCGTAGATGTAGATGGTGTCGGTGTCGGGGTTCCAGGCAAGGAAGCAGGCGGCGGTCGGGTGGTCGATGCCGAAGTCGAGGCCGACGATGCGCCGATAGAAGTCGGGGATCTCGAAGGGCTCGCACATCACGTCCTCGTCGAGGATGGGGTAGATGAGGCCCTCGCCGATGGCCGGGAGGCCGCGGGCGCGCGCTCGACGCATGTGCTCGGGGTAGGAGGCTTCGATGTCCCGGCGCTGCTCCTCGGAGTAGAAGGTGGCGTCGTTGAGGTCCATGAGGATGAGGCGGCGCTCGTGCTTGTAGGCGTCGTCCTCGCTGGGCTCGAAGAAGAGCTTGCAGACCTGCGTCATGCCGAGGAGAGGCGTGAAGGTGATGAGCATGATGCCCCGGTGGTAGTTGAGGCGCGGGACCGCCTCGTCGTAGATGTCGAAGGGTGGCTCCTCGTCCATCCAGATGCCGTGGATGGTGACGCCCTGCCACTTGGTGCGGTCTTGGTCGTAGGACTTGAACCAGCAGGTGGAGATGCGCTGGATGTCGCCGCCACCGCCCCAACGCACTTGGAAGCTGTCCACGGCGTCCGGCACGCCGCGCTTCATCGTGGGGTCGCCGTGGAGGGCGTCCTTGGGGACGGTGCCGGTGCCCCACTCGCGCTTCGCGCCGAGGAGGATGCGCTGCGGGTTGTCGCGTGTGGACTCGCCCGTGATGCCGCCGACCCACCAAAGGGTGGGCTCCTCGAACACCTTGCCCTCCCACCAATCCGGGTAGCGGCCGGTCATGTGCATGGCCACCTCCATCCCGGCGCTGTAGGTCTTGCCGGACTGGTTGCCGGCCGAGAGCATTCGGAAGCGCACCTCGCTGCCCGCGGCGTGGAACTCAGCCTGCTTCGGCGTCGGCCGGTAGGTGGAGAGGCGGTCAAGGCGGTCGAGGCGCTCCAGCTCGTCAAGGAGCTGCGCCAGCTCGGCTTCCTTGTAGGCGCGAACCTGCGGGTCCATCAATCATCCACTCCGGGCACGGGCGGGTCGTAGTCGTCGTCGGGGAGGGCCGCCGTCGCCGAGCCCTCTATGACGCGCGGGGCGATGGCCTTGGGATCGAGGCCCAGCTCGCTGGCCAGCCCGAGGATGCGCTTCAGCAGCTCGTCGCGCGAGGTGAAGCGATGCTCGTGGAGGTGGAGGTGACGCTCGGGCGTCTTGCCCGCCGCCCGCTCGGTGAGGAACTTGGCGGCGTCGAGGCGCACCTTCTCGCTCTTGGCCCGCTCCATGAGGTCGAGGAGGACGTTGCGTGCGCGCACGAGGTCGCGCACCAAGAGGCCCTGGATGTACTCGTGGACCGCCGCTTGGAAGCCGGGGTTCTCCGCGAGGAGACGCTTGGCCTCGCGGTAGTCATAGTCGTTCTTCCGGCACGCCGACGCGAGGTTGCCGGTGTGGCAGTAGTCGGCGACGACTTGGGCTTGGCGCTCAGTCAAGCCGTAGGTCGCTTGGGCGCGAACGGTGAGCGTCTGCATCTGGCCTTGGCTGCGAAGCGCGGACTCGTCTCATTCGACCACAAATGGCCGCAGGGTTCAAGGGGCCTGCCGCCGCCATCGCCCCGAAGGGGCGGCAGAGGCGCGCACGGTCTATACTCAAACCCTTCGGCGGCGAGGAGCTGGCCCGCTCGGTCTAGACCGAAGTTCTGGACTGTCGCGCGTGGAACGGGTCTACAACAACGCTCGCGCCACCCGAAGGGGGGCCGGCCCCCTCGCGCCGCGCCGCCACCCGGCGCGCCCCGCGGCGAGGAGGCGCGCCCGAGGCGGCGCCGCACGAGGCGAGGCGCCGCGCGCCAGGGAGAGGCGAGCCGGCTGGCCTTCATCGAGGCGCGGCGGCAGAGCAGCGCATGCGGCGAGGCGAGCCGGCCGGCGAGGCGCCTCGCGCGCATGCGGGCACGCACGCACGCGCACGCGGGTAGGCGCACGCGGGCACGCACCCGCGCGCGAGCGCGTATGCGCACGGGCGCGCACGTCGCGCGCAGAAGGAAGCGCGCATGCGTGTGCGGTGCGGTGCGGCACGCGCGCGAGGTGGGAGGTGCGTTGCGTTGCGGCGAGGCCGCTGCCGCGCCTTCGGCGCGACGAGGCGCGCGGCGGCAGGCCGGAGTGAGGCGCGCGAGGCGCCCGTGCGCGAGGCGCGGCGCTCGATGTCGCATCCAGGCAAGAGGTGGTCGCATCCGGTGCGATTTCGGCCTGCAGGCCGGAGCGCGGGCGGCTAGACTGGCAGGCATGGAGTCACTAGGAGGCGCGGCCATGGAGAAGATGTACTCGGGGTGTTACCGCATTCGAGCCTCCGGCTCGCACCTGTTCGGCCAGGTGCGGCGCTGCGGTCGCGCCTGGCATGCCGAGATTCGTGAGTGCGCCTCCGGCGCACTCATCCAGTTCGCCGGGATCTGGACCACGCGCCGCGAGGCGGCGCATGAGGTCCGGTCCATCCTCGATGCGGGGTGGGTCAAGTGATGCGCCTCCTCAAGGGTGGCGAGGTGCGCATCTTGCGCGCCTCCCTCGGAGCGTGCGAGGTGGTAGTCACCTCGCACGCATATGAGGTCCGCGCCCGTGCGTCGGGCGCGGTCCTCTGGTCCACCACCTCGCGGCGGGAGGCGCGCATCGTCGCGCGCTTCTTGCGCGAGGCGGCCACAGCGGCGGTCAAGTGACCGCCGCCTCCCTTCCCTTCCTTCTGAGGAGAATTGGATGACCGCAGCAGCCCTATTCACGCGGTTCGCGCGCGAGCGCCGCCGCTTCCATGCGGCGCTCGCGGAGCGGCGGGCGGCCGGGGACGATCGCCAGTATGCCTGGCAGTCGTCCATCGACCACGCCCACGATTTCCTCGATTCCTGGGCGCCCGACCTGGGCGACCAGGAGTATGAGGAGTTTTGGGCTCTGGTGCGGGAGCACTTCCTCCCGCGCCTCAAGAGGCGGGCGGTCAAGTGACCGCCCTCCCGGGAATCCTCGCCGGCGCGCCGCGCGACCTCGCGCACGAGCTGGCTGGAGAGTACGCATTTCTCCTCTCGCGTCCCGTAGCGCGGGAGGAGATCGAGGCGCTGTACCGCGAGGCGCAGCACCAGGGAGTCTCGTGGGAGGCGGTGCTCACCGCCTTCCGCGAGGCGTACTGCTGAGGAGCGACAGATGAGAGCGACCATCATCATCCGAGACCTCAGCGGTGCCGATCGGCACCGCGCCCAGATCGTCGAGGGCTGCCTCGACGAGATCGAGGCGGCCGCCGTCGCGGCCTACTGCGGCCGCGAGGCCGACGAGGAGGTCACCGTCGAGGTGACCCCTCCCCATCGTGTCCATGGCGAGCCGCCGCTCGCCATCGGGTACCCGTACGCCTTCGGCGTGCACTGGCACGCCGGCGAGGAGGCGCGCGCGCTCCGGCGCCGCGCTGAGGATATCATCCGGGAGGATCCGAGTGCCCTGCTCGCCACGCTCAACACTCTGGGGCTCATCTACTGAGCCCCGCGCGCGTGCGCGAGGAGGCTTCGCTGGCAGTGAGCGATCTGCTAGACCAGATCGCGGAGTACCGCGTGCACTACCCCGAGGAGGTGCAGCGATGACGTATCCCGACATCGAGACACGCGCCGACTATCGCCGCTACTGCCGCGCGGTGGCGCGCGGGCTGCAAGGGCTGGATGCGGTGAGCGTAGGCGCGGCGCCGCGGTGCGAGGAGTGCGGCCTGGAGCATGTGCCGTACTACGACGCGTCGCCGGTGGAGTGTGAGCTAGCAGGTGAGTGCGCGTTTGATGCCTCGCCGTGCGACGTATGCTCGCGCGACCTCGCCGGGAGCCACCACGCGGCGCATGCGCTGATCGACGGCGAGCCGATCCACCTTTGGATCTGCATAGACTGTCTGCACTTCATCGCATACGGGCGGCTCGACGATCTGACCATGCTCGAAATCGAGGAGGAGTGATCATGCAGCGATTCGGTGACACTTGGATCGAACCCGAGGATGTCTGTTACCCCTCGGGCGGTATGCTGCGCCGCGCGCGCGTGTTCGTGGACCGCAACCCGCACAACCCGACGGGGCTGCCGTATGGCGAACTGCGAACCGTGCGTGCGGGAATCCCCGACACCTGGTTTACGATCCCCGCGCGGCTCCGCTACCGCGGCCGCACCGTGCGCGGGTTCGTGACCCTGTGTACGGTGCGCGAGCAGCTGATCTTCATACCGGATGCTGATCCGGATGCGTGCCGGGTGTGCGCTCCGGGATCCGGGTGTCGGCAGTAGGAGAGGTAATCATGCAGTTTGCAATCCTAGCAGAGTTCAGCGGTATCCCCGACGAGCACGATCCCTGCTACTGGCCGTGCGACCTCACCTATACCGATGCGCTACGCGCCTCGCGCGAGGCCGACCTGGACGTGACCGAGACTGAGCCGGGCGACTCCGACTACAGCTACCTCGCCGATGAGGTGGGCGAGCCGCGCGGCGAGTACTGGGACGCGTGGCACCGCTACGTGCAGGATGCCACCGTGAGCGGCATCCTGGACCGCGCGAGGCTGACCCGCTGGCTCGACGATCTGGGCGCGTATGCTGAGGATGTCGAGACGCTAGGGACTCTAGGCGGGCCAGCAAATCCGTGCGGGATCGCCCCCGACATCGCCCTCGCAGTCGAGTCTCAGGCGCTGATCGCCTCGATCCGCGTGACTCCGCTTCTCGACGTGGAGCCGCACAGGATCCAGCTGGCTCTGGCAGCAGGGAATGAGGCGCGGGCCTGCTACCTCGCCGATCGTGCGTGGGCGCGCATGCGGCGAGCCTTTCTGCACTGCTACGGTGCGTAGAGGAGGAAGTGACCATCGATCCGATGGATCGGCTATTGGTGCGCCTCTAGGCGAGGCGAGGAGCGGTGAGACGAGCAGGCTGAATGCCCTACCCGACGAGATGCTACTCGAACGCGGCCAGCCGACTACTAGAGGCGCTGCGCCTCGCCGACTAGACGGCGCGCGGGAGTGTGCTATACTGGAATAGGGCACGAGGAGGAGCGCGACATGGCCCGAAGAGACTACGTGAGGCTCGCCCGCGCGCTCCGCGAGACGCGCCCGCGCGAGGTGGAGGCGCTGTACCAGTGGGCGACTACCGCCTACGCGATCATGCGGGAGCTGGCAGAGGACAACTCCCGTTTCAACATGCGCCGCTTCGCGAGAGCGGCAGGACTGGAGGATTGAGCGATGACGAGCATGATCGAGCCCGGCGAGGCGCTGATCGACAGCCGCGACGTGGAGGAGCGGCTGGCCGAGCTGGAAGAGCTGGCCGGCGAGGATGAGGAGCTGTTCGGCGACATGGAGCGCGAGGAGCTGGCCTTCCTACGCGAGCTGGCCGACGGCGGACGCGATGCCCTCTCGGACTGGCCACATGGCGAGACGCTGATCCACGAGCGCGCCTTCGAGGACTACGCGCGCGACTTCGCCGAGGACTGCTACGGCGAGGAGCTGCGCGGCTCGACGTGGCCTTTCTACCACATCGACTGGCACCAGGCCGCCGAAGACCTCAAGATGGACTACTACCCCATCACCACGAGCGTCGGCACCTACTGGGGCCGCTGCTGAGCGGCGCCGGGGCGGCGGGGGAGAGGTGCCCGCCGCCCCGCCCCTTCGGGAACGGGAGGCAACTGTACTCGCAGTGACAACCGCGCCTTCGGTGCGAGGAGGAAGCAATGAAGCGGGAGCACGAGGAGGCGGCACGCGCGCTGGCGCGCATCCGCCAAGCAGCCTTCGAGGCTGCTGAGGAGATCGCCGACGCCGCATGGAATGACCATGCGGTGAAGGCTGAGGTGGAGTTGACGGCGACGCTGTACAGCCTCGAAGCGGGTCTAGCGCGGGAGATGGCCCAAGATGCCGCCGACGATCTGATCCACAAGGCCAAGCGGGCCACCGCAGCGGCGGCGCAGAGTGCCATCGCCCACGCGCTGGACGAGGCGGCTGAGGAGGCCGCCCAGGCACTCGGCTACCCGCCAGGTACCCCCGCCTGGTACACTTGGGCGCAGCTCGCCGACTACGGGAGAGAGGAGTGATGGACACGCGCCCCCATTTGCTCAAGAGCCTGAGTAAGGATGCCCGCAAGCGTGCGCTGGATGAATGGCGCGCGCTGGCGCAGCAAGACGCCGACTGGTGGTACAGCTCCGGCGAGGACGAAGTGTGCCGCGCCGGGAGGCACTTGGGGCTGGAGATCGAGCACATCTCTTGGAGCCTTCATCCGCCTGAGATCGGCGCGGCCTTCGAGGGGCGGCTGCATCCGTGGAAGCGCGGCGGGCACCTCCAGATCGCCCGCTTGTGGCCAGATGATGCCGAGCTGCGCGCGCTGGCGATGCGTCTCCAGCAGATTCAGCGCCATGCCTGGTGGCACCTGGCGGCGCACCTCAGCCCGATGCGCTGCGATTCTTGCCTTCCCCAGAGCATGGAGGTGGATTGGGCTGAGGCCGAGATGCCGAGCGGCGACGTGGCCGAGTTGGGGTGGCATCACGAGTGCAGATTGGCCACTTGGGCGCGGGGCTTCGCCCGCTGGATCTTCCGCTATGTCGAGCGCGAGTATGAGCACATGAACAGCGACGAGGCGGTGGCGGAAGAGATCGAGGCGAACGGCGCTACCTTCAGCGCCGACGGGCGGCTGCTGAGCCCCGGGTGCTGGCTGCATGAGGAATGAGGATAATGCGATGAGGTTCTACGCTATCACACACATCGGACGATCAACGCAGCTCCCCGAGCTGCATACCTTCCCCTCGCGCAGCGCCCGCGACGCCTACGTGAAGCGCGTCGGGCGCTCCTACGCGATCAGCCACGCGGCGCTGGACGGGGCGCGCCGGATCTGGGCGCGCCGCGGCGGCCAGCCCACGCAGATCGATCACGAGGCCGGGGCGGATGGCTGAGTGCCACCGCCCCACGCTCCGCGGCGTTATCCAGCCGGCGGAGCAGTTCCTAGCCCGCGACGTGCCGCCCCGGACGTGGCTGATCGAGAGCTGCATCCCCCACCCGAGCCTCGGCATGCTGTACGCATGGCGGGGCTCGGGTAAGACCTTCACGGCGCTGGACTTCGCGCTCGCGGTCGCCGATGGCGGCGCCTGGATGCCCTACAGGGTGCCGACCGCTCGCCGCGTGCTGTACGTGGACGGCGAGATGCCCTTGGGCGACCTACGCGAACGCATCGCCGCCCTACACGAGGGGCGCGGCGGCTCGCTCCACAACCTCTGGATCTGCGCGAGCGAGGACGCGGCGGTCGCCGAGTTCGACCTCGACTTGAGCCGCGAGCCCGTCCGGCGTGAGCTGGCCGCCGCGATGGCCCACTACAAGATCGAGGTGCTGATCCTTGACAATTGGGTCAGTCTGGTGCATGGGCTGGACGAGAACGACAACGCAGAGATCGACAAGATAAAGCAGTGGCTCATCATGCTAAGGCACGGCGAGCGGTCGGTCCTGCTGATCCACCACGCTGGCAAGGGCGGTACGCAGCGCGGCGCCAGCGCGCGCGAGGACAACCTCGACTACTCGATTGTGCTGGAGCAGGAGCTGGCCCTGCCCGAGCGCAGCCTGTTCCTGGCGCGATGGGACAAGACGCGCGGCGGCCTGCCCCGCCCGCCCGAGTGGCGGATGCTGCTTGAGACGGACGAGAAGGGGCTGCTACGCTTCACGCTCACCGATGGGCGGCTCTGCGAGGTGTGCGGAAAGCCGCTCAAGGCGGACTCGCGCGCCACTACCTGCTCACCGGCCTGCCGGAAGGCCCGGAACCGCGCCCGTCGCGGGAAAACCCCCGGCGAATCAGATACTTGAGCGCGATGTCACACTTGCGTCACACTTTGGGCTCGAAGGCGCGTAAGTGCTTGATTTGCAAGGGAAGTCCTAGCGAGCGCGGGGGCGTCTGTTCCCCCTATAGGGGGAACAGCCCCCGCCCGCGGGTTCCCAGAGTGTGACGGAGAAGGGCTGAGAGGGGTGGGGCTGTGCGCTTCCTGATGCGCTCGGCGCTCCGCGCCTCGCGCATACCCCCCCCCCTGGAGGGAGATGTCGATGGGCTTGACTCGCACCCGCGCGCGAGGGCACAATCGCTCCATGCCGCTGCCGCTCCTCGCCCTGCTGTTCCTCGCCCTAGGCCTGCTGATGCCCGCCGCTGCGGCCATCCCGCCGGACGACCCGGCCCTGCTGGCCAGCATCCGTCGGCATGAGGGCCTGCGCCTCCTGCCCTACCGCGACGCCCGCGGCCACTGGAGCATTGGCTACGGCCACTGCTACACCTGCCAAGGCGGGCGCGTGGCCGTGGAGGTGCCCCTCTCGCGCGAGGTGGCCGAGCGCCTGCTACGCGAGGACGTGGCCCGCGCCCACGCGGCGGCCGCCGCCTACCCGTGGTTCGCCCGCCTCCCGGACGCCGCCCAGCGTGTAGTGGTGGAGCTGGTGTTCCAGCTCGGGGCGACGGGATGGGCCGGCTTCGAGCGCACCCACGCGCTGCTGGCCGAGGGGCGGCTACGCGAGGCCGCCCGCGAGCTGTTGAAGTCGGAGTGGGCTACGCAGGTTCCGGCGCGGGCCGAGCGGATGGCCGCCGCTCTGGCCGCCAGCGCAGAACCCCCTTGACAAAGCACCTCACCCTGCTGTAGTCTTGACCCTGCCGATTGGCAAAGCAACACCGGAGAATGAGATGAGCGAGAAGCGAGACGTGGCCGAGGTGCTGAACGAGGCGATGGACACCTTCATGGCCGAGCTGCCCGTCGAGCAGCGTGTCGAGAAGCTGCGCAAGCTGGCTGCGGCCCTGCTGGACCACGCCGAGGCCTGCCTCGTCTGGGAGGAGGGCGACGGCGACGAGCGCAGCCCCGAGTTCGTCCTCGCCAACGTCCTCAACATCCTGATCCTCGCCGCCTGCCGCCCGTGGTTCGAGACGCCCGGCGGCATCGCCCTTCCGCACACGGTCGCCGACCTCGGCGCCTACACGCTGCTGCGCTGTCTGGTGAACGCCCTCGCCAAGGAGCGCCTCGACGTGGAGATGAGTCGGCGCATCATCGACGCGGCGCGGCGGTACGCCGAGCAGCAGTTCGAGATGGCCCAGAAGCCGACGCCGGAGATGCTGGAGAAGGCGCGCGAGATTCGGGAGAAGGCAGAGCTGCTGCTCTCGGAGGCGCAGGGTTCCGCCTAGAGGCGAGGGCCGTCTGGTAGCCTGGCGAGGCCCGCAGCGCCTCAACCGTCTGAGTGGAGAGGTCAAGCCGGCGCGCCGCCTCGGCCGCCGGCAGAGAATCGAAGGCCAAGAGCTGGAGGTAGAGCTGTCTCATGCCACGCCGCCGTCCTGATTGGGAGAAGGTCTCCGTCCGGCTGTACCGGGACGATCATCTGCTGCTCGCCCGAGTATACCGCGACGAGGGGGGCTACAACCACCACGTGCGCGAGGCCGTTCACCGCATGTGCAACCGCATTCGCGCGCGCCTGGCGGAGCAGGGACGACTTGAGGCGGTGCTGGCCGACATCGAGAGCGAGCGGAAGGAGTACGACGATGCCGACGACGGGAATGGACAAGCCGACGCCGCTTGACGAGCTGGCAGAGCAGGGCGAGGGCGCCATCGACGCCCTGTGGGAGAAGATCGACGGGCGCGAGATGCCGACGCGCGAGGAGTGGCTGGTCATGATCGAGCACCAGCGCCGCCTGCGCGACGAGTGGCAGCGCAAGCAAGAGGAGAAGGAGAAGTGAGCATCAACAGCCCCCGAATCATCGACGTGGAGGTGGTGCGCCGCGCGCGCATCTTCGTCCGCGCGGGGCAGCGCGTGCAGGACGCCCTGCGCGACGTGGCCCTCAACATCGCGCTGGATCTGGACCGTGGGCGCACCGGTCGCCCGCACTGGTCGGTGGAGGACTCGGTGACCTTCGTCGTCCCGGCCGAGCGGGGCCTCGCCTCGCCCGAGCAGTTGCGCCGCCAGGTGACGAACGTCTTTCGGAACGTCCTCGGCGAGGCCGACGCACGGCAGGACGCCGAGGCGGTGTTCCCGAGCGATGCCGTCTCGGTGGCCATCCTCGGCGACGCGGAGCGGGACGATGCGGCCTGAGCAGTTCAGCCGCGAGATCCCCGGCCTGCGCCTGGTGTGGGACGCCACCACCCTCGACACCTTCATGCGCGACCCCCTCGTCTACTTCTGGCAGTACGTCGAGGGCTGGCGCCCCATCACCAAGCCGCTGCCGCTCCTCTGGGGCGGCCTCTACCACGTCGGCATCAACCGCTACCAGCTTCGCCGGCTAGAGGGCTGGACGCGCGAGGACGCCCTCGTCGATGCGCTCACTCGGGCGGTGGCGCAGGCGTGGGAGGAGGAGCTGGACGAGATCGCCGTCGGTGCGAAGGATGGGCGGAAGCGCAACGTCGCCACCCTAATCCGCGCCATCATCTGGTACGACGCCCACTACGGCGAGGACGAGCAGTACCGCCCGGTGCGGCTGGCCGACGGCTCCCCTGGCATCGAGCACCCCTTCGCCCTACCCCTCACCGACCCAGAGGGGCAGCCACTCAAGGCGCCGACGGGCGAGGACTACATCCTCGCCGGCTCGCTCGACGGCATCGTGGAGGACGAGGACGGCGACCTGCTGGTGCGCGAGTACAAGCACACCACCACCACCGTCTCGGGCCTCTACTACTGGCAGCGGTTCGACCCCAACGTCCAAGTCTGGACCTACGACTTGGTGAGCGCCTTCGTCCTCGGCGCGCACACGCCGCTCAAGGGCGTGCTGGTCGATGCCTGCCAGACGGCCATCGGCTTCTCGAACTTCGAGCGCAACGAGATCGTGCGCACCGACGAGCAGCGGGAGCTGTGGCTGCGAACGGTCATCCGCTGGGTGCGGTTCGCCGAGCAGCTCGCCATGGACGGTGCGTGGTGCGAGGCGATGAACCCGGCCACGAGCATGTGGGACTCGGCGCTGCGGCGCATCGAGGCGCGCAGCCCATCAAGCTGGGACAATTGGCTGCGGGCCAACTTCAAGCGCGAGGACGTGTGGCATCCGCTGGACCAGGGGAAGGAGGTGTGAAAAGTGAACGACGATCTACACCGCACCATTGATCGCCTTGCGGAGTTGTTCCCGAATAGCGCACTCGCACTCATCTACGACATGGTGGCCGAGATGGAGCGCCTCAGGAAGCAACACTGCTGCACGATCATGGAGGCGCCCGAGAGCGCCGAGCGGTGGAAGTGCCGCGTGTGCGGCGGCCGGCTGGTTCCGGTCGAGCACGTCGAGAAGCTCCGCGCCGCCCTCGCCGCTTGGGTCAAGTGGGAGGCCAACCCGGACGGCGAGTATCCGACCAGAGATCTTTACTGGCGGATGCGCAAGGCCCAGGACCTCGCGGAGCAGTCGCGGGAGCTGCTGGAGGGCAAGCCATGAACGACGGCAGCACCAACCAGCTTTGCAGCGCGTGCCGCCACTTCCTCGATCTGCCGCGCCCAGATCGTGAAACCATCGGCCGCTGCCTTGCCCCGGTCCCGGCCTACATGACTGTTGGGCACTCGAACAACTGGCGCATCCTGGAGGACCAAGAACGGGCGGTCTACTGCCGGGACTTCGCGCCGAGGGAGGGGGAGAAATGAGCGATCTACAGCACGGCTTCGTGCTTCAGTGCGTCGATTGCGGCGTCGAGCACGTCGTTGGGCCTGCGCGCGAGTTCGAGGAGGAGGGCACAAAGGCGCGCCGTGCAGCGTACTTCGCACCAGACGCTGTCAGGGGCGCGCGGGCGCTCGGTATCAGTAGCGGCACGGGGGATACCTACAGATGCCTGCTCTGCCATTCGCTGATGTGGGTGTGGGAGACCCGGCAATGACCACGCACTATCGTTACGACGGCGGCCAAATCCTGCACTACGAGGACGGCCAACTGGTGGACGCCAGAGCACTGACGCCGGCCGAGGAGCCGCTTGGCGAGGCCCTTGCGGCAGCGCGGAAGGCGCTGGACACCGCCAACCTCATCGGCGGCGACTGGACGCTGCGTAAATCGTGAAAGGTGTAGCGACACCCCGCAAATAGGGGGCAGTACCATGAATACAAACATCGTAGCGAAGATCATCGGTCCGCCCGGTAGCCTTAGCCGTGGCACCAATCTTAGAATCTTGGCCCTGTCAGTATTGGTGCTCCTTGCCCTGTGGATCCCTACGACCATCTGGCACTGGCTAGATGCGGAGGGTACGTGGTACGAGCTACCGCTATTCCTCTC